TGCGATTTTGTCGATGTCGATATCTGCATTTTCATTGACGATCGGTTGATTGACATTGTTTCTTATATCCTCTTCTAATTTTAATTGTTTTTTGTGCATTTCTGCCATTTCTTTTCTTATTGAACTCATCTGTTACCTCTCATTATGTCCATTGCTTTAAATTGTGCCGACTGATCTATTCTTTCTTTTGCTATGTCATCTTTCATAAGAGCAATGTCTTTTTGAATAACCAAACGTTGTTCTGCCAGCTCATTACTTTGCATGGCTTTCATAGAATCAAACTGTTGACGTTGAGCAAACTCTTCACGTTTACGCTGTACATCATCAGCTTTAATGTCTAACTCTTTGCCTCTTAGCTCCACCAAAGGATCCGGTTGCGGTGGCGGAGGCATAAACATGGCATTAATCTGTTCAGTCAATTCTGCAACAACAGCAGCTATGTCTTTTGCTACTGACTCTTGTAGTTGTTGTTGATACTGCATAGACACTTCTGGAGGTAACTGTTGTATCTGTTGTACCATGCTTTGGAATTCTGGCTTTTGAGCATTTTGCTCATCAACAATTTCAGAAGCCCTAAAGGAAATGTGTTGATAAATGTGTGCTTGTATTAAAGACAACACCATTGGATTGGATTGTGCGGTTATTGTTCCATACAAAGATATGTGTGAATTAATATGCGCATCGTGATCTTGTCCAGCAAATGCTTGAGCTGGCATTCCTGCTATCAAACTTGCATTTTCATTAGCCGGGTCAATCGGTTGTGGTTGAGGTGGCGGAGGTAAAAGTTGTTCAATGTTTTGAACACCCATGGAAGAGTACATTCTTCGATAAGCTTCGTATATTCCGGTTGGGCCATGAATCTCTGGATTGCTCTGTACGGTTCTGAGCAGTTCTTGAGCCATCATGACTCGTTGACTCATGGAAAAAGTGTTGGGGTCTGAAACAGGCAATACGTCTACTCTTTCATCAAAGTCCATGGCTTTAATGGTTTGATTGCCATTTGAGGTGGAATAAGGATAAGAAGGTGGTAGATACTCTCCAAACACCTTGGCTAAAATTTCAAACTCAATTCTTTGACTTGCGTGTAATCTTTTATGAATAGCACTCATCACACGGGTACCGCGTTCCAATAAAGCTATTGTTGTTCCTACTGGTGCATTTTGATTTGCATCACCAACTTGAATATCAGCAATAGATGCGAAACGCCTTCCGCTGTCAACCAAGATCCCTAGGAGAGAGAGTAGGGTTTGACTTGGCTCCTTAAAAGGTAGCGGAACAAAAGCGTCTCGCAAACTACCACCGGGAGCATCCATATCTCTGAACTCTCCAGGTTGCAAAGGTTGATCATCATTACGAATACGGATTCCACGTGCTTTGAATCCAGCCGGTAAATTGGAAAGTGTTCCAGCATCAATAAGCTGACGTAAGATAGACGTTGCGGACTTGGATAGACCGCCAATCATATGGGTCAAACCAAAGCCGTAAAATCCTAGGCCTGGTAAAAACTTGTAATGAACAAAGTAATTGATGCGTTGCTTTAAAGGATCGTTCTCTTTGTAATTTCTTCTAATCGATAAAATTTTATCGTTGCCAATGGTTACAATGTACGGAAGTTTAATTCCTGTCTCTTCGCCTTCAGCGTCAAGATCTTCAAAACCCGGCATGTCTAGTTCGGTGTGAATCTCATGCACTTTACACGTATCGTTATCGCTGTAACTTGGGCTAACGCCTTGCAATTCATCTATTTCTTCTTGAATGCCATCAACGTCTTCTGCCATCATGTTGCCAGAATCTATATCCACATCGCTGTAGAAACCTGTTTGTTGTGATTTGCGTATGTCGTTCATTGACATATTAATCACGTGAGTAATTCTGGTTGCACTGTGCAAGTCTGTAGCAGCGTAAGGCACAATTAAATCTTCGCTTGGAATAAACTTAGATACAGCTCGTCCTAAGTTTTGATCGTAATAAACCTTTCTGAAGGCTGAACCGGACAGAGGCAGATAAAATAACATTTGATCCGTTTCTGGATCGTATTCTTTCATGACTTGCATTAATTGATAGTTCATGAATTCTTGAACACGGGAAGCCTGTCCTTCAGTATCAGGAGTTGTCACACCCAACACTTGCGTCTTAACCGGTCCTTGAGATGGTAGTAATTCATTGTAGGCTTGCGCTTGGAACTGAGTTACGGATTCAGCCAATAGAGGATGCATCACCCCGGAAGCACCTTCAAATGGTTGAGATCTTTCTTCGTACTTCATGCCAAGGTATTCAAGGCCTTCACGATAAGTTTTTTCCCAATCGCTTCGAGACTCTTTGTCGTCTTCAACGTTACCCATCAAATCATTCTTTACAGAATTAAGATCAGAATCATCCATAACATCTGCTAAGTTAGCAGAGAAGTCTGTGTCATCTACGGGAGGTGAGGGGTCACCAAAAGAAATACTGCCGTCTTCCATTTGCTCAAAAGAATCCATCTCAGGATTCTCTTCAGTCACATCGACTTCAATATCCACTCCTTTGGTGCGATTTCTAACCCTTAAGTCAACTTGTTCCTCAACGTTAATTGCCTTGTCTATGTCTGCCATTATTTTTGCCTGTCTTGTCTAGATTGTCTGCCACCGCCTATCATACCACCGTGCTTTTTCTTAACAGGCTTAATAACTTTTAATGTTGAACCGCCATAGGATTTATCAAGAGCTTTCTGTATTTCAGGCACATAAGACTTAAGAGCTTGTTTTCCTGTTCGATATCTTATCTTGTCTCTTTCGGAAGGATTAAGTTCTTCAGCTTCTTTAACATATTTTTTAATTAATTTTGCTCGTTTGGCATCTTTAATCTTTTGAGCAGCTTTTGCAGCTTTAATCTTTTTAGCAGCTTTGGCAGCTTTGGCAGCTTTAAGACTTTTTTTAATTAAAGACTTAATTATCTTTTTAGCCACGATCTACCTTTTAGATTTCATGTAGGCTTTACCCAAGCCTCTTTTAGCAAGTCCGCCAGCTTTGTATTTTTTAACAGCCATTCCACCTGTTCTCATTCCAGGTTTTCTTTTACCTGCTAATTCAGCAGTATCTAAAACACCGCCCCTAGTTCTATCTAGCATAACATTTGGCATGTCTGGCCTATCTCTAAAGGTTGCACTTTTTTGACCCGGCGTTACTCTTGATCTACTTACTCCTGTGGCCATGCCACCTCCGCGCAAGTTTACTTTCACAGTCTGTTTTTTATTAGCTGGTCCTTGTTTGGCTTTGGCTTTAGCTTTAGATCTAGGACCTCTAATGAAATCAATAAGACCTTTATCGCCACCGAACTTTTTGTCTTTGCCCAAAAGAACTTTCTTAATGCCTTGTCCTATTCTTTTTATTGGACGTCTGGCTTTACCCTTATTGTTAGCGTACTGTTTAAGCTCATTGCCATCGTACCCTTTCTTCTTTAGATCGTCTTTGGTTACCGCTGTGTAAGACTTACCATTCCAAGTAAATAAAGTTCCTTCACCTTTCTTACGAGCTGCTTTAAAAGCTTCTCCAAAAGATACTGTGGATGCTTCTGATGATTTTCGATTTCTTGCTCTATTTACTGCAACTCCCGTTCCCGCTGCTACTGCTGCTGCTGCCGCTGCTGCTGCCGCTATTTTACCTTTGTTGTTAGCCACCACTCCTGGTTTAGCTTTAGGTTTGTTTTTAGAACCTTTTGGTCTTCCACGTGGTTTACCTGCTTTAGGTGATACTTTAGGTTTAGCTTTAGGTGATACTTTAGGTTTAGCTTTAGGTGATACTTTAGGTTTTGCTCTTCTTGCTTCTGCTGCTCTTCTTGCAGTCAATCCTTCTGGAGCACCGGATGGGTTGTTGGAGCCAGGGTTGTTTTGATTAGCCTTTGCTCGTTTTCTTTGTGCTCTAGCTTTTTTAGCTGCTTCTTTTGTTCCTTCTTTTAATATTTTTTTTACTGCCATTTTATTTACCTCTTAATAATATATTCTTTGTTTGGGCACTGGCTCATCGTCCTCTTCATCTGACGCTAGTCTGACAAAGTTG